GGATGCTAACCCGCCCCGCCGTACCCGGAAGAAGCGTGAAGAATAATGGCTGATGTGCTGATGATTGCCGGGAAGCCTGAAACCATTTTCAAGGCCCGTGATTTTGAATATCTGGTTGAAAAGCACATGGGCTATGAAGCGGCCAAGTATTTCCGGGAATACGCTGAAAAGGCTGATGAAGAAGTCAGATCGGCCAAGGCCGGTGAGAACACAGACCTTGCTTCCTATGAAGCTGACCTTGAAAGCAATCACAGAGCCTTTCAGGACATTCAGACGAAAGCCGCAGTTATCATGGGTGTTCTTCAAGAAAAACGGATAAACCGTGAGAAGATCGCCCATGCAGTCAGGGAAATTGGAAAGATAATTTCCAACCAAATATAAGGAGGAACCCAAAATGAAAAACGATGCCCTGAACCATTTCAAAGAGGAAATGAACAAGCGTGGCCTGTTCCGCAAGATTCAGGTGTGCGCCAACCTGATCCCCCCCCCGCCCGGTGCTGATGGTGAAGCCCTGATCGAACTTCATCGTTCCGCCGCCAAGATCGCCATTCGGAATTACGCTGAACATCATGAAGATTTTTGTGATGTGATGGCGGATGCGGCCCTTGATCATCTGCTGAACACCGTTCTTCCTGATGATCTGTTCATTCCTGATGGTGGTTTTTCCCCTACGAAAGAAGAAGTTGACAACATGAACAGGGCCAAGGAAACGGCTGACAAAGCGGCCAAGGTGCTTGATACCCTGTTTGGTGGGTTGGCTGATCTTCTGAAAACCATTTAATAAATACATTTTTTGGAGGTAAAAAACTATGGCTATTGATTTTGACAAGATTGATCGTTCTGTTGATCTGAAGGGCCTTCAGGCTGATGTGGAGGATGCCAAGAAGAACGGCGGCGGTGATTTCCCCACCATCCCCGCTGGCAAGTATGAAGTGAAGCTGGAAAGCATGGAGATCAAAGGCACCAAGGCCGATCCCAACCGCCCCATGCTGGCCGTATCCTTCAAAATCCTGTCCGGTGAGTTCAAGAACCAGCGCCTTTTCATGAACCGTGTCCTTTATGGCACCAAGAATGACAAGAACATGATCGCTTCCGCTATGGGCTTCCTTGAAAAGCTGGATTCCGGTGTTCCTGTCAGCTTCACCAGCTACAAGCAGTTTTCCCAGCTTGTTCTTGATGTGGCGGAAGCCATTGATGGAAACTTGGAATATGCGGTGGACTACGATGATTCCCGCTTCAATTCCATCACCGTTGAAGAAGTTTTCGAGGTTGAAAACTGACCCAAAATTTTTTACAGCGGAAGTGTCTTTTAGGACACGAACCATTTTTGAAAGTTCACTTTCAAACCGGGGCGAAAGCCCCGGAGTGGCCCCAAGTGAAAGCCTTCCCGTGGCGGGGCTGATAAGGCGGAAACGCTGACCGATTTCACAAAAGCTGAAAGGATGTGAGTTGATGATCTTCTATGATTTTGAGGTTTTCCGGTATGACTGGCTGGTTGTCCTGATCGACCTGAACGCCCGAAAAGAAACCGTGATTATCAACGATCCCGACAAGCTGAAACGCTTCTATGAGGAACACAAGGGTGTGATTTGGGCCGGTTACAATTCCCGGAACTATGATCAGTACATCCTGAAGGCCATTCTGTGTGGGTTTGATCCAAAGCCTGTGAATGATTGGATCATTGCAGAGGACAAACCCGGTTACAGATATTCAAGCCTGTTCAGGGAATACCCGCTGATCAATTATGATGTGATGCCGAACCCGCCAATCAGCCTGAAAGCGCTGGAAGCGTTCATGGGCCATTCCATTAAAGAAACTTCTGTTCCCTTCGACATTGACCGGCCTTTGACTGAAGCAGAGTTGGCCGAAACGGTCAAATATTGCCGCCATGATGTGGAACAGACGGTGGAAGTGTGGTTACGGCGGAAGGAAGATGAATTTGATGCCCAAATGTCACTTGTGAAGGCGTTTCACCTTCCCATTTCTGACATTGGCCGCACCAAAGCACAGCTTTCTGCCAAAATCCTTGGGGCCGTTCAAAGGGAACACAATGATGAATTTGAAATTGAGTTCCCGCCCAGCTTGCGGATCGAAAAATACACGGAAGTTTTGAATTGGTACAAGAACCCCTTGAACCGTGATTATTCCAAAACCCTTGAACTGGATGTGGCCGGGGTTCCCCATGTGTTCGCTTGGGGTGGCCTTCACGGGGCCATTCCCAAATATCACGGGGAAGGTTGGTTTGTCAATGTGGATGTGGCTTCCTATTACCCGTCTTTGATGCTGGTTTATAAGTGGCTTTCCCGTAATGTTCACGATCCTTCCAAGTATGCGGAAATCTATCACACCCGCCTGAAGCTGAAGGCGGAGAAGAACCCCATGCAACAGCCTTACAAGATTGTTCTGAACAGCACCTATGGCGCTATGAAGGATAAGCACAATGCCATGTATGACCCCCGGCAAGCCAACAATGTTTGTGTGGGCGGTCAGCTTCTTCTTCTGGATTTGATTGAACGGCTGGAAGATCATTGTGAAATCATCCAGAGCAACACAGATGGTATTTTGGTCAAACTTCGCCGGTATGAAGATTTTGAAATGCTGGACGATCTGTGTTGGGAGTGGGAGCAAAGAACCGGGATGCGCCTTGAATTTGATGAATTTCAAAAGGTGTATCAGAAGGATGTGAACAATTACATCATTGTTCCTTCCGGGCCGCTTCGTGATGAAAAAGGAAAACCCCGCTGGAAGTGCAAGGGTGCCTATGTCAAAAAGCTGTCTGATCTGGATTATGACCTTCCCATTGTCAACCGGGCCATTGTGAACTATTTCCTTCAGGGGATCAGCCCGGAAACAACCATCATGGAATGTTCCAATCTTCGAGATTTTCAGAAGGTTGTGAAGGTGTCCAGCAAGTACAAATATGCCCTTTATTCCCCGGTGATTACGGAAGCCAAGATCAGGGATGAAAAAGGCCGTTCTAAGAAAATCACCCGCTTCAGCGGCGGTGAGGTTCAGACGGATAAAACCTTCCGGGTGTTCGCTTCCAAGGATCAGAGCAAGGGCGGAATCTTCAAGGTTTCCGGGAAAATCGTCAAGGGCCGGGAAAAGAACCCTGAAAAGTTCGGCAACACCCCGGATCATTGTTTCTTCATCAATGATGATGTGACCAACCTTCCTATCCCGGATGAACTGGACAAGCAATATTACATTGATGTTGCTTGGGATCGGTTGAAAGATTTCGGGGTGGAACGATGAACAATAAAACCTTTCGGGGGGGGGAGCGTTGAAGCATGGAACTGTTTAGGGGCTATGTGCCTACCAGAAACAAACAATGCCTTGAAAAGTTCAAAGGTGTTGAAAAACTGAAAACCCGTTCAGAAGTCCAAGACCTTGATGAATACGCCGGTATTCTTGGGGAAGAAACCATCCTGATTGATGTGGACGATGCGGAAACATCTGAACTTTTGTTCAGAATTGTTCAGGATTTAGAACTGAAGTGCAGAGTGTACGCCACTACACGGGGAAAACACTTCTTGTTCAAGAACTGTGGTGTTAAAAAAAGCTGGACGAAATGCACCTTGGCCGTGGGTATCACCACGGATGGAAAGGTTGGAGCCAATAACAGCTATGAAATCTTGAAGTCCGGAGGCGTGGAACGGCCCATTCTGTATGACTTCCCTGAAGGGGAGATTCAGGAACTTCCCAAGTGGCTGACCCCAGTGAAAAGCAACTATGATTTTCCGAACCTTGGGGAAGGTGATGGGCGGAACCAAACCCTGTTCAACTACATTCTGACCCTTCAGAGTGACGATTTCACCAAGGAAGAAGCCCGTGAATGTATCAGGCTGATTAACCGTTATGTGCTGAAGAAGCCCCTTTCCGACAAGGAACTTGATGTGATCCTTCGGGATGATGCCTTCAAGAAAACATCCTTCTTCCGGGATAAAACCTTCCTGTTTGATAAGTTCGCCACCTACCTGAAGAACAACAACCATATTGTGAAGATCAATAACCAGCTTCACATTTACAAGGATGGTATCTATGTTTCCGGTGCCGGTGAAATTGAAGGGGCCATGATCAAGCTGATCAGCAACCTGAAACGGGCGTGGCGTTCGGAAGTCCTGTCCTATCTGGAAATCATGATTGAGGAAAACACCAAGGCCACCAACCCGAATATCATTGCTTTCAGCAACGGCCTTTACAATATCCGGGATGGTTCCTTCAAAGAGTTCACCCCGGATGTGGTCATTACAAATAAAATCCCGTGGCCGTACAATCCCGCCGCCCATGATGATCTGTTGGATCATACCCTGAACCGGCTGGCCTGTGATGATCCTGAAGTTCGGGCCTTGCTGGAAGAAATGGTGGGCTATTGCATGTACCGCCGCAACGAACTTGGCAAAGCCTTCATCCTGATTGGCGATAAGAGCAACGGCAAATCCACCTTCCTTCATGTGGTGAAGAACCTTCTTGGAGATCAGAACATTGCTTCCCTTGACCTGAAGGAATTGGGCGATAGGTTCAAAACCGCTGAACTGTTCGGCAAGCTGGCAAACATCGGTGATGATATTGGTGATGAATTTATTGCCAATGCTTCCGTGTTCAAGAAGCTGGTCACGGGTGATCGGGTGAATGTGGAGCGCAAAGGCCAAGATCCATTTGAGTTCAACAATTATTCCAAGTTCCTGTTCAGCGCCAACAATATTCCCCGTATCAAGGACAAAACCGGAGCCGTTCAGCGGCGTTTGGTGATCGTTCCCTTCGATGCCAAGTTCACCCCCAATGATGCAGACTTCCGCCCGTTCATCAAGGATGAACTGTGTGAACAGGGTTCTATGGAATATCTGGCCTTGCTTGGCCTTCAGGGGTTGAAGCGGGTTCTTGGGAACGCACAGTTCACCACATCCAGCAGAGTTCAGGGGCAGTTGGACGAATACGAGGAAAACAACAATCCCATTATTGGGTTCATCAAAGAAATTGGGCTGGATTGCATTGTGAATGAACCTACTAAGACGGTTTACCGGAAGTATAAGGAATATTGCATTGCAAACAACTTCCAAGCCCTTTCCAACATCGAGTTTTCCAGACAGATCACCAAGCGTTGTGGGCTGGTGATTGTGGATAAGTGGATCAGCCGTCTTGGGAAATGCCGGGTGTTTGTAGAAGAAAGTGAGGAATAACCAATGGATACTAAAATTGAACTGTACCATAATAATTTCCAAAATTTCAAGAGGTACAATATTCCCAAAGCCCAACTTGTCATTGCTGATATTCCCTATAATATCGGGGTTGATGCTTACGCAAGTAATCCTATGTGGTATCAGGGCGGTGACAACAAGAACGGGGAAAGCAAGTTGGCAAAATCCAGCTTCTTTCATACGGATGGCACCTTCAAGATTGCGGAATATATGCACTTCTGCAACCGCCTTCTTCGGAAGGAACCAAAGGAGAAAGGACAGGCCCCGGCTATGATTGTGTTCTGTGCCTTTGAGCAGATGCAAACCGTCATTGACTACGGGAAGAAGTATGGGTTTGAAAAGTCTTACCCGCTGTTCTTTACAAAGAACTATTCCGCCCAAGTTCTAAAGGCCAACATGAAGATTGTTGGTGCCACAGAATTTGCGGTGGTGCTGTATCGGAATAAACTTCCCAAGTTCCGAAACATCGGCCCTGACGGGAACAAACACATGGTTTTCAACTGGTTCCCTTGGGAGAGGGACAACCGGAAGGAATATCCCAAAATCCATCCCACCCAAAAACCAGTCGGAGTTCTGAAACGGCTGATTGAGATTTTCACCGATCCGGGGGATGTGGTCATTGATCCTGTTGCTGGAAGTGGAACAACCCTTCGGGCCGCATACGAATTGGGGCGCAACGCTTATGGTTTTGAAGTTGATAAAAACTTCTACATAGCCGCTATGGAGAAAATGATCCCCGGAAAGAAGGACGGTGCTGAATGACCCACGAATATTCCAAGTTCAAGAACAAAAACATTCCCTATGCCAAGGTTGGGCGGCGAGTGTTCAATAGTCTGTTTGATGCAGAAACCTTTTGCACCGAACACGGCCTTGATGTCAATTCAGCTATTGAATATCGGGATGATCCTGAATTGAAAAATAACATTCAAACAATCGCCCAATACCAGAAGGCCATTCTTCAGGAATGTTTAGACCGGCTGAAGGCCCGTGCTGAAGCCTTGGTTCAAGAAATCAACCGGTGTAATGCTGATTTGGAAAAGTGCCACCCTCTGGATCGTGATTTCTTGACGGATCGGCGGAATGAAGCCATTGCAAAACATACGGGTACGATGGAAGCCCGTGAGATTGTGGCCGGATTGAAAAATAATTTAGAAAGGTTGACTGGTTGGCATGATTAAAGACAGCGGTGAACGCACCGAGTTTGGAACCGGCGCTGTTCGTGATATGCACAGCGGCAAAGGCCGCATGGATTTACTTCCGTGGGAAGCCTTGGTGGAGGTTTCCAAGCATTGTGAAGAAGGGGCCTTGAAGTATGGTGAACGGAACTGTGAAAAGGGTATTCCCATCCACAGCCTGATTGATTCGGCCTTCCGTCACCTTGCCAAGTACATGATGGGGATGGACGATGAGCCCCACCTTCGGGCGGCTTGCTGGAACTGCCTGTTTGCCCTTTACATGGAGATTAAGCACCCGGAACTTCAGGATATTCCAACACGGATGAAGGCCCCGGTTCCCAAAATCAAGGCGGCTTCGGAGCCGTGCCGCCGATGCAAACACCGTGACCGTTTCGGGGATGAATTTCCCTGTGATGAATGTGTTCACAGACAGAATGGCACCAATGATATGTTTTACCCGGCAGATTGTAAGGAGGATGCAGAACAATGAAAATTATCAAGCCTGATGTGCAGTTCATCACCCCGATTGATGGGGCCACTATTCTGAAGCGGCTGGAACAATGTGGCCGTGTCTGCTACAAGTCCGAGGATAAGATCACGGAAGGTTCCGCTGAAAAGTTCGTTGCCGGGATCATCAAGCGAGGACATGAAGCAGTTCTGGAACATTGTTCCTTCACGGTGAAGTTCATTTGTGATCGTGGGGTTTCTCATGAGATCGTCCGTCACCGGATGGCTTCTTACTGTCAGGAATCCACCCGCTATTGCAACTACGGCAAGGGCAAGTTCGGTGAGGAAATCACGGTGATTGAACCTTGCTTCCTTGAATCCGGTTCCAGAGCCTATGACTATTGGCGGGATGCCTGTGAAGGGGTGGAAATTCGCTATTTTGATATGCTGGCGGAAGGATGCACACCGCAAGAAGCCCGTTCGGTTCTTCCCAACAGCCTGAAAACGGAAGTGGTCATGACGGCCAACATTCGTGAATGGCGGCATTTCCTGAAGTTGCGCTGTTCACCCGCCGCACATCCGCAGATGCGGGAAGTGGCCTTGATCCTGTTGGACAAGGTTCATTGGCTGATTCCGGTGTGCTTCGATGATATTTGGAGTGAATACCATGCCGATGTTTAAGAAGTCCGGTGGTAAAATTTTCGCTGTTCAGTTCAACAAAGCTGAAGAACGGGCCTTGGATCAGGAAATCAAGAAACAGATTGTGGAGAATGATCGGGCCTTTGACATGGACAAAGAATCATCCATCCTGTGGATGCTTCATACCCAATTTGGATTTGGCCCAAAGCGTCTGAAGCTGGCATGGAAGCTGTTCTATGCCGAAACCTTGAAGCTACGGGAATATTACCTGATGGAACAGGCCGATGATGGGTGGTTGGCCCGTAAAAAGCTAAAGGACATTGGGTGTGACATTGAAGAATGGTACAGAGAAGAAGGAGGGAAAACCGATGCCTAAACCTTGGGAAAATGCTGAAGGGTATCACGATCCGACAGCCTACCACGGCACAAAGAATATCATCCGTGACGAGGATGAACAGCAGAAGCGGGTGAACACTCTGATCTTCGTCCTGAAGTACATCACCCGTTTGGCGGGGTTTGAACTTCTGAACCGCATTGAAATCAAAGACCGTAAGACCGGGAGGGAATACAAATGATCAATTACTATGACCCAAATTTTCAGGGTGTCCATGTGATCCGGGTGACTTTCATGCAATGGGATTACATAGGCCATGTTGCCTTTGAAATTGGCGGAAACTGCAAAGGCGCTGAACTGATGGATTTCACCTTTTTGGAGTGTGACAACCAAGAAGATATTGACCGTTATTCTGAAAATGATTGTCAGTTCAGCTATGATGAAGAAAATGAAATTTACACCGCCGTTCTGAAAAACGCTGACGGCAACGCCTTGGAAGTGGAAGGAAATGAAGATGATTTCAAGGCTATGGCGGTGGGCATTGAAATTGTAGGAACAACGGTGGAACGCCGATGAAGAAAATGCTGGTGGTGCTAACCCTTGTGCTGTTACTTATGGCCGTGGCCGAGTATTTCAGCATTGATCCTGTTTGGTTCCTGATTGTCTGGTATCTTTCGGACAATATTTCCGCCTGAACAGGTGCTTCTTCAGTAGGGGTTGGAACAGCGGCCTTCAATATATGTGGAATGATGTTGAAGGCCATGAACCCCTTGCAATACCTTGATTTTCTGTGAAATCCTTCAACATTCAACATTCAACAGATTACTTCAATTATTTAGAAGAAAAAAATATATAGTATATGAAGAATGTAATAATAGTGAAGAAGGCGCTTCTGATCTTGAATGTTGAAGGATTTTCCGAAAACCCTTGATATACCGGCGTTTGATGCCCTTCAACATTTATTCCAGAAAGGATGTGTTACATAGTGAATGACAAAGACCTTTCCCAACAGGCTAAAGAATACTTTGCCCAAATCAGGAAAACGGATCGTTTGATCAATCGGCTTGATAGCACCATTGCAACCTTGCGTTCCAGCTTGACTTCTACCGGAAGCCAACTGAAGCAGGACAAGGTTCAGACTTCAGGCCCCAAGAATACCCTTGAAGAAACCATCACCAAGATCATTGACCTTGAAGCCAAGATCAATGCCCGGATTGATGAACTTGTGAGCATGAAACAGGAAGCGTTCACCATGATCAACCGGATTCCTGACTTTGATCAGCAAAATATTCTGATCGGGCGCTATATTCAGTTGAAAAAATGGGAAGATATTTCTGAAGAACTGAATTATTCTATGCAATGGGTTTTTGAACTTCACGGAAAGGGTTTACTTGCTTTTGCCAAGGCAAACAGCGACTTTCTAAACAACCGAGAAAACCAGAGTGCCACCGGTTCCAAACAGAGTAAAGAATCGGTAGAATAGTAAATAAGAAATTGCGCCTACGGGAAACCGGGGCGCTTTTTCTATGCCTGATGAAAGGGGTGAATACCTGTGACACCAAGACAGCGAAAGTTCTGTGATGAATACCTGATCAGCGGCAACGCTACGGATGCGGCAATCAAGGCCGGGTATTCGCCTAAGACCGCAAAGCAAACGGGTTCTGAAAACCTTGCAAAACCTGACTTGAAAGCGTACATCGAAACTGAACTTGAAAAACTTCATTCGGCCAAGATCGCTGATGCTGAAGAAGTCATGAAATACCTGACTTCGGTAATGCGGGGTGAACATACTGAAGAAATCCCGATCCTGTGCGGTGACGGTTGCCAAGAGTTGACACAGAAAGAGGTTGGAGCCAAGGAAAGACTGAAGGCCGCTGAACTGATCGGCAAGCGTTATGGTATGTTCACGGACAAGGTAGGTGTGGAAGGGGCCGTTCCGGTGATTATCACGGGGGATGATCAACTTGAAGATTAGCCCACAGGCCAAACGGGTTCACCTTCCTGAAGTGGTTGGCAAGGGTTACGGAACCTTCTGGAACTTCAAAGGCCGTTACCGGGTGTGTAAGGGAAGCCGTGCTTCTAAGAAATCCAAGACAACGGCCCTGAACATCATCAAACGGATGATGCAATACCCGGAAGCCAATACCCTTGTGGTTCGCAAGGTGTTCAGAACCTTGAAAGATTCCTGTTTTACTGAACTGAAATGGGCAATCAACCGCCTTGGGGTTTCAGCCTATTGGGAAATCAAGGAAAGTCCCCTTGAAATGACTTACCTTCCCACCGGTCAGAAGATTTACTTCCGGGGCCTTGATGATCCCCTGAAGGTCACTTCAATTACAGTTGAAATTGGCTATCTGTGCTGGTGCTGGATTGAAGAAGCATACGAAATCATGAATGAAGCTGATTTTGATATGCTGGATGAATCCATCCGTGGTGCTATCCCGGAAGAAACCGGCCTGTTCAAGCAAATCACGCTGACATTCAACCCGTGGAACGAAAAGCATTGGATCAGGAAACGCTTCTTCGGGGAGATCACCGGCAAGGATGCCCAAGGGAACCCCACATACAAGTTCCATGATAGCTGGATCAGCCCGGATGGGCAGATTTACGCCACAACCACTAATTACCTGTGTAATGAATGGCTGGATACGGCGGATTTGAAGGTGTTCAACACCATGAAGGAAAACAACCCCCGCCGCTACAAGGTGGCTGGCCTTGGGGGTTGGGGCATTGTGGATGGCCTGATTTTCGATAATTGGCGGGAAGAAGCCTTTGATTATCTGGCTATTTCCAAAAAGCCTGATGTGAAAAGCGCCTTCGGCCTTGACTTCGGTTATACCAACGATCCCACGGCCCTGTTCTGTGGGCTGGTGAGTGAGAAGGAAAGAACCATTTGGGTGTTTGATGAACTGTATGAAAAGGCCCTGACGAACCGGGCAATCTGTGACCGGATCACCGGCATGGGCTACGGCAAGGAACGGATCAAGGCCGATTGTGCCGAACCCAAGAGCATTGATGAATTGCGGGATGCTGGCCTTCATCGTATCAGAGCCGCCCGGAAGGGCAAGGACAGCGTGAACAACGGAATCCAGTACATTCAGGGTTACACCATCATTGTTCATCCCCGATGCGTGAACTTCATCACAGAGATTTCAAACTACACATGGGCAGAAGATAAGTTCGGGGCCAAGATCAATGTTCCCATTGATGATTTCAACCACCTTATGGACGCTATGCGTTACGGGCTGGAAGATATGTTGGTTGGCCCCGCCTTCAGCTTCGACTAATAACATGATAGTAACAAAACACACGAAAAACGCACGGTTTCCGTGTGTTTGCGTTTATTAAGCAATGAAGAAAGGCGGTAAGTGAATATGTTTCTGGATAACGCTATGGAGCGTATCAACCGCCTGATCCTTCAGGGTGGGCGAACCGGCATGACTGAAAATCAGTTCTTCGCCGCTGAAATCAAGGAATGGAAGAATAGTCAGCGCCGCAAGGATCAGGTTATGGGTGATCTGTACTATGAAGGACAGCATGACATTCTTCAGCGTCAGCGCACAATCATTGGTGAAAACGGTCAACTTCAGGTGGTGACGAACCTTCCGAACAACCGCCTGATTGATAACCAATATGCCCTGATGGTGGATCAGAAAACCAACTACCTTGTGGGCAAGCCCTTCACCCTGAACTGTCAGGATAAGGGTTACACGGATGCTTTGGGCAAGGTTTTCAACAAACGGTTTTACCGGCTTCTGAAATATGTTTGTGAAGATGCTCTGAACGGTGGCATTGGCTGGCTTTATCCTTACTACAATGAAGCTGGTGAATTGACCTTCAAGCATTTCCCGGCCTATGACATTCTTCCTTTTTGGGCTGACGATGATCACACCATCCTTGATTGTGCGATTCGTTACTACACCCAAGAAGTGTGGAACGGCTACCAGAAGGAAAAGGTTGAGAAGGTGGAAATCTTCAAAGCCGATGGCATTTACCGGTATATCTATCAGAATGATATGCTGATTGCCGATGTGGAAGCCGGTGAACACGAAAACTATTTCATGGTTGAGGAAGAAGGCCAAGAACCCAAGGGGTTCAACTGGACAAGGATTCCGCTGGTTCCCTTCAAGTATAACAAACAGGAAATCCCCCTGATCCGCCGTGTGAAAACCCTTCAGGACGGAATCAACACCATGATTTCCGACTTTGAAAACAATATGCAAGAGGACGCACGGAACACCATTCTGGTTCTGAAGAACTATGACGGTGAAAATCTTGGTGAGTTCCGCCACAACCTTTCCACCTATGGAGCCGTGAAGGTTCGTGAAGATGGCGGGGTTGAAACCCTTCAGGTTGAAATCAATGCAGAGAACTACAAGGGCATTTTGGAACTTCTGAAGAAGTCCTTGATTGAAAATGCCCGTGGCTACGATGCCAAGGATGACCGTTTGAGTGGCAACCCCAATCAGATGAACATTCAATCCATGTATTCTGACATTGACCTTGACGCAAACGGTATGGAAACCGAGTTCCAAGCGGCCTTTGAAGAACTGTTGTGGTTCATCAATCAGGATTTCAGCAACCGGGGCTTGGGCGATTATGAAGGCGCTGAACTTCAGATCGTGTTCAACCGTGACATTCTGATCAATGAAACGGAATCCATTGAAAACTGTTCCAAGTCCGTTGGTATTCTGTCCACGGAAACCATTGTGGAACAGCACCCGTGGGTTACGGATGTTGAAGTGGAATTGGCCCGGTTGCGTAAGGAAAAGGATGAAGCAATGGAACAAGCACAGGAATACGCCGGGGCCTTCCAGACCGGCAACCAGAACAAAGGTGACAATGGCGAGGGTGAATAACCCCCGCCGTTTCACAATATATGCCGGGGCAGACTTTGAGTGTGGCGGGGTGCTATTACTCCTACCCGCCAAAGGGTGAAATTCCCTTCCCCGGCCCATCATGGCCCGTTAGTCAAGTGGTTAAGACACCGCCCTTTCACGGCGGTAACGCCGGTTCGATCCCGGCACGGGCTACCATGCTTCCCTGTTGGACTTGGCTGAAAATGCTTGCGGGGCCTTCAGCCCTGATGGGGAAGTCTTATTTGCTGAAGTGGATGGAATAGGCAGACACGGCGGATTCAAAATCCGTTGCCGCAAGGCGTGTGGGTTCAAATCCCACCTTCAGCACCATGGCGGGGAGCGTTTCGGGTGATGCGTCCTTGCTCCAAAATAATATAAGCTGTGGCCCATAAAAACAGTTCATCTTTGGTAACTGGTACTTGCCATTGATGCCCCGGTGCAATTCCGGTTGGGCTTATATTGGGGTGTAGCCAAGAGGTAAGGCAAGGGGTTTTGACCCCCTGATCCGTTGGTTCGATTCCAACCATCCCAGCCATTTTTCAGGATTGGAGGAACGGCCCATGAGAAATGCGGATTATTGGCGTGGGCGGTTTTCCATCTTGGAGGACAGCGCCCACAGAGAAGCCCAAAAGACTATTCAGGGCATGGAAGAACTGTATCTGGATGCACAGCGTTCCGTTCAGAAGGAAATTGAAAGCTGGTATGCCCGTTTTGCGGTGAACAACCAAATCAGCCTGACCGATGCCCGGAAATGGCTGACTGCTGGACAGCTTGAAGAATTTCATTGGAGCGTTGAACAGTATATCAAGATCGGTGAACAGGCCGGGTTGGATGCGGCATGGCTGAAGAAGCTGGAAAATGCGTCTGCCCGGTTCCACATTTCCCGCCTTGAAGCTGTCCAGACAGGTATTCAACAACAGCTTGAATTGCTATATGGCAATCAGGTTGATAGTCTGGATGCCCTGTTGAAGAAGGTTGTGGGCAATGGATACACCCATACGGCTTTTGAGGTTCAGAAGGGTGTGGGCCTTGGCTGGGATATTACCGGGCTGGATCAGAAGAAACTTGAAACATTGCTTTCAAAGCCTTGGACAACGGACGGGCGAACCTTTAGTGACCGTATTTGGTTCAAGAAACAAGAATTGGTTGACAGCCTTCAAAAAGAATTGGTTCAGGGCCTTCTTCGTGGTGACAGCCCCCAAAAAATCACGGATGCCATTCAGAAGAAGTTCAAAGTTTCCCGGTACCAAGCCGCACGACTTGTAAATACGGAAACAAGCTATTTCAACGCCCTTGCCGCAAAAGAGACCTATAAGGAATTGGGCGTTAAGAATGTGGAGATTTTGGAAACGCTGGATTCCATCACCTGTGCATTTTGTGCAAGTATGGATCGAAAAGTGGTTCCCATGTCGGAGTTTCAACCGGGTGTTACCGTTCCCCCGTTTCATCCACATTGTCGAGGAACTACGGTTCCCGCCATTGATGAAAAATATATGGGTGAAAGAGCCGCAAGGGATCAGGATGGAAAAGTTTACTATGTCCCCGGTAATATGAGTTATTCCGAATGGAAGAAAACTTTTGTGGACAACGGTTCCAAAGATGGGTTGACCCTTGCAACCATCGGGAGTATAATTAAAAATACAGTTTCGATGGTAAAAAGCGAGGGTTCCAATGTGCAGACGGTAGGCCGCATTGATATAGAAAAATACCGTTGCATTACGGACGAGATCGCCACCGATGAAGTGATTATCACCCCGGAACGGATTCAGCATATTGAAGAACGCCACCCCGGAGATTACGAACAGTTCGTTAAGTATGTTGCGGATATTCTGGAAAACCCGGATTACATCTTGGAAGCAAACAAGCCTAATACCGGTGTGATTCTGAAAGAAATTGAAGAAAATGGCGAAAAGTTCAAAGTGATTCTACGGGTAAAGGTAGAGAGTGACCCCGCTGAATATCGAAACTCCATCTTGTCCTTCTGGCAAATTGGTGAAACCACATGGAAGAAGAATGTGAAGAACAAGAAAATCCTTTACAAGCGGGAATAATACTGCTATACTTTAGATAGGATAAGAACGGGCTTTGAGGTGGAAAAAGCGTTCCCATACGCCACACGCCTTTTGGTAGTGGGCAAAAGAGATGCCGGGAGTGACGCTCCGGCCAAAGTCCAATCTTCAAGGGAACAGGTGAAAACCTGTTCCCTTCTTCTATGTGCTGAAAAAAATTGAAAAACCCTCTTGACTTTTCTGTTGCTACAATATATAATTGTTGTAGCAACAGAAAAGAAGGTGAATAAATGGTTGCTAAAAAAGGCCGTCCTGTTTCAGAGAACCCCAAAGATTATATGCTTCGGGTGAGGATGGATGAACAGACTTTGCAACAGCTTGATGAATGTTGTGAAGCTGAAAATCTTTCTCGATCTGAAGTAGTAAGGAAGGGGATTCAGGAACAGCATAGCAAACTAAAGAAATAGGGTGTCGGCTACCCGCTAAAGTACACCAACACCCTAAACCACCAGAGGTTTCCCAACTGGATAAATCCATTCTATCACAGTTGGGAACTTCTATCAAGTGAAAATTGATGGAGGTTTAACATGGAAAAATTGATCAAGAGCATTGAAGGCGTACACCCCGGTAAGTATGACCTTCGCAGGAATGAACTGGATGAACTCTATGACGCATATCATCACGACACTTTCAAGCTGATTGCCGTGGTGTTCAAGCTGGGCTTTGCCCGTGGACAGAAGGCGGTGAAGAAGGCATGAATGAACTTCAGGTATTCACCAACCCCGAATTTGGACAGGTGCGAACCGTGACCATTGAGGAAGAACCGTGGTTCGTGGGCAAGGATGTGGCGGTTGCCTTGGGGTATGAATCGCCACGGGCGGCAGTCAGCAAGAAGGTTGACCCGGAAGATAAAGGCGTTTCCGAAATGGAAACACCTTCAGGGAAGCAACAAATGACCATCATCAACGAATCCGGCTTGTATGCCCTGATCTTCGGAAGCAAGCTGGAAAGCGCCAAGCGGTTCAAGCATTGGGTGACGCATGATGTTCTTCCCGCAATCCGCAAAACCGGAAGTTATTCCATCATCCCGAAAGCAAGAGCATTGACCACAGACGATTACATGAAGGCGGCACAACTGGCCGCTACCTGTCGGAATGAACGGCTTCCCTATGTGCTTGGATTTCTGGAACAGGCCGGGTTCTCCATCCCGGAAGTGACCACCCCAGCCCCGGCCTTGGATGGGCCTGTGGATTGCACGGAGATTCAAAGACTGATGGATGAACGGGGCATTTCCGTAACGGAACTTTCCAAGCTGACGAACATTTGCAAAGCGTCTTTGAGTTATTACAAACGGGGCATTTACAAGCCGAACCGTGAACGCTATCGCATTATCATTGACGCATTAACTTAATTGATGATTTGACCACCCCGGCCTTTGGCCGGTGGTGGTTTTTTCATACCATTTTCGCCGTTTCCCGGTGGTGGGCGGTAAACAGAACCGGGAAAAATCGTGGTTCCTAACCCACGGTAAAAAAGGATTTGGAGGTAACAACAATGACTAAGGAAAAGCTGTTGGAATGGGGCCTGACTGAAGAACAGGCCACAAAGGTTATGGAGGGCCTGAACGGTTCCTTCGTCACCAAGGCCCGGTTCAATGAGGTCAACACCGAACTGACCGCCGCCAAGAACACCATCAAAGAGCGTGACACCCAGCTTGAAACGCTGAAGAAGGCTTCTGGTGACACCAAGGCCCTTCAGGATCAGATCACCCAGCTTCAGGCCGATAACAAGAAGAAGGACGCAGATCACGCCGCTGAACTGAAGAATCTGAAGATCAGCAATGCGGTTGAACTGGCCCTGACCGGCGCAAAGGCCAAGAACAACACCGCTGTCAAGGCGCTGTTGGCTGATTTCATCGGTAAGGCTGAATTGGCGGAGGATGGAACCGTCAAGGGCCTTGATGATGAAGTCAAGAAGTTGGTGGAAGGCAAGGACACGGCTTTTCTTTTTGAGAAGTCCACCGGCACCAAGTTCAAGGGGGCCAAATCCGCTGAAAAGGGTGATGGCGCTGAAGGCGGCATGACCCTTGAAAAGCTGAAGGCCATGAACCCCTTGGATCGCTACAACTATTCCGTCAACCATCCTGACGAATACAAAGAACTCTATGGAGGTAATGAGTAATGGCAAACACTTGCTACGATAACTTTTTCCTGTCCAACGAAATTGAAGATCAGTACCAGAGCCACCTTGATCTTCAGCAGTTTTGCACCGTGGACAACAACCTGACCGGCGTTGCTGGCATGGTTCGCAAGATTCACAAGTACAAGGCCACCGATGGCACCGAGAAGCTGACGATGGGCAACGGCAACACCAAGACCATTGAAGCCGGTTACACCGAGAAGGAATACCGGATTCAGATGGCACAGAACCGCTTCCAGTATTATGACGAGGAAGCCATGACCGATCCCATGGTGATCACCACCGGCACCCGTCACGCTGGTACGGATATGTTCAACACCGTGAACGCTGACATTTTCGGGGCCTTCCACGAGGCTACTTTGACGGTGGTCAGCACCGCAATGGATTTCAACACTTTCGTGGACGCTTCCGCCATGCTGAATCTGGAAAACCTTGAAGGTGTTTCTATCTTCGGCTTTGTCAATGCCACCGATGTTGCCAAACTTCGCAAGGCATTGAAGGAAGATCTGAAGTATGTGGAAGGCTTCTCCAAGTCTGGCTATGTTGGTACTGTGGCGGGTATCAACCTTTACACCAAGAAGAACGCTGAAACCGGCAAGGTGGTCATTGCCACCAAGGAAGCTGTTACCCTGTTCAACAAGAAGGGTACGGAAGTGGAACAGGAGCGTGAAGGCAACATCCGCCGCAACACGGTTTATTCCCGCAAGTATTACCTTGCGGCCATGACCAATGAAGCCAAGGCGGTGAAGATCATCACCGGTTCCGCCGCTGTCACCGCTGATACCACGGTTTCCAGCGACAAGACCTATTACGCCGCTTCCGGTATCGGCTATGTGAAGGTCACGCCCGCTTCCGGTGACAACCCCAAGACCAAGGGTTGGTACGAAATCACGGCGGCGTAAGAAAGGCGGTGAACCCCGTTGCGTGATAAAGCGGTTGTAATGCTAACGGCCCTTGGCGTGGCGGGGGCCGCTGATGATCCGCTGTTGGATATTGTCTTGAACAATGTTCAATGGCGGATCAAAAACCTTTCCAACCTTTCCGAAATCCCGGAGGGGTTGGAAAGTCTGGCCGTTTCTATGGCCGTGGGCGAATACCTGAACATGAAGAAGTGTTCTGGACAGCTTGAAGGGTTTGATCTGGATGCGGCGGCGGTGAAATCCATTCAGGAAGGTGACACCAACATTACCTTTGCCCTTGGTGAAGGTAGTTCAACCCCTGAACAGAGGTTGAACAGCCTGATTGATTATCTGATCAACGGGCGCATTGGTGAAATCTACCGTTATAGGCGGTTGGTATGGTAAATAAGGCCGTGCGAACCGCTTTGGAACGGTTGTGGAAGGATCGGTGTTCTATCTTCATTCGTGAGGAAGTCACCGATCCTGTCACCCACCTGACGGATTCTGAAGAAAAGCCGCTTTTTCAGGATCAGCCGTGCAAGCTGTCTTTTGAAACATTAACTTCAACCAATGGGGATGAAGTGGCAACCGCCCAACAGGTGGTGAAGCTGTTCCTTTCCCCGGATGTGAAGGTTCCCGCAGGATGTAAGATCATTGTCACCCGGCCAAATGATGTGGAACGAACCTTCACCTATTCCCGTTCCGGTGAACCGGGTGTTTTCTCCAACCATCAAGAAATCATGCTTGAACCCTTCAGGGGGTGGGCCTGATGGGAAGATGGGGCCGGTGTGATTACCGGGAACTGAAGAAGCTGGATGAACGCCTTCAACAGCTTTCGGAAGTTGACATGGATCGGCTTTGCCGGGATGCCGCCAAGAAGGTTGCCCAAATCCTTCTGAATAAGGTGAAGAAAAGAACCCCCGTTGGTGTGGTTTCGCCGTATGCCACGGATGAAGCCAAGGCAGAATATTGGCCCGGTTATCGTGGCGGTTCCTTGCGTGATGCTTGGACGATCCTTCCCATTGAAAAACATGAGGATCAGTACACCGTGACCATCATCAACAACTTGGAATATGCGTCCTATGTGGAATACGGCCACCGGCAAACGCCGGGGCGCTATGTTCCCGCCTTGGGTAAGACCCTGAAGGCAAGTTGGGTGAAGGGGCGGTTCATGCTGACGATTTCCGAACAGGAAGTGAAAACCTTGGCCCCGTCCATCCTGAATGATATGTTGTATGAAGCCTTGAAGGGGGTGTTCAGTTGATCAATGAAATCATCAAAGGTGTTTCCATGAAGCTGAACGCCACCTTTGGGGCCGGGTACAAAATCTATCAGAATGATGTGGAACAGGGCTTCAAAGAACCCTGTTTTTTCATTGCCGTTCTGAAGCCTGACATTTCCCCGTTGCAAAAGAACCGGTTCATGAACCGGAACCCGCTGGATGTTCACTATTTTCCCACCAGCGGGAGAAACAACGCTGAATTGTTCACTATGGCCGGGGATTTGATGGAATGTTTGGAGTTCATCACCCTTCCCAATGGGGATGTGCTTCACGGAACTTCCATGAGTTATGAAGTTGAAGATGGGGTTCTTCACTTCTTCGTCAACTTCAATCTGACACTATCCCGCCCGTCCGAGGAAACCCCAATGGAAACCTTGGATGTGGATGTGGAGCCAAAGAAAGGGTGATTGAATGGCTACCAGAAAGAAAGCCACCACCGCACAGGAACCGCCCATCACGGCCCCGGTGGTATTCCCCAAAGAAAAAGTGTTGACCTTCAGGCGTTACGCCAACCGGCGTGATCTGCTGTCTATCCTTTTGGAAGATGGGAAGGAATACACCCATGATCAGATTGATGGGCTGATCAAAGATTTTTATGAAAGGTAAGGTGAACTAATATGGCCCTTGGCGGCGGCACCTTCTTGGTGCAGAACAAGGTTCTGCCCGGTGCATATATCAACTTCATTTCTGTGGCGCAGGCAAGCGCCACCCTTTCTGACCGTGGCATTGTCACCATCCCCCTTGCCATGAATTGGGGGCCTGAAGGCAAGATTTTCACGGTGGAACAGGCTGACTTCATCAAGAACAGTCAGAAGATTTTCGGCTATGCGTACACGGCGGATGAACTGAAGCCCATGCGTGAAATCTTCCTTCACGCCAAGACCGTTCATTTCTTCCGCCTTGGTTCCAGCGGCGTGAAAGCGTCCAACACCTACGCAACGGCCAAATACCCCGGCACCCGTGGCAATGATCTTCGGGTTGTGATCACGGCCAATGAAAACAGCACCGAACAGAAGCCCCTGTTCGATGTGGAAACCTTCTTGGGAACCGTTCAGGTTGATCTTCAGGAAGGTGTGGCCGCTATCACCGGCCTGAAGGCCAATGACTATCTGGATTGGAAGTCCAGCGGAACCCTTTCCTTGACCGCTTCCTTGCCCCTGACGGGCGGCACCAATGGCACCGTGGCCGATTCCGACTATCAGACCTATCTTGATCAGGCGGAAGCGTACACCTTCAACGCTATGGGTTGCACCGAGAGCAAGGCCACCATCACCGCCCTGTTTGCGGCTTTCGCAAAGCGTATGCGTGATGATGTGGGCAAGAAGTTTCAGGTGGTTCTTTTCCGCAAGCTGGCCGACTATGAAGGCGTTGTGAGCGTCAAGAACGGCCTGACTTCCGACAAGACTTCCACCGCCCTGATCCCTTGGGTTACGGGTGTGATCGGCGGCACGGCGGTCAATAAGAGCGCCACCAACATGACCTATGATGGTGAATACGATGTGGACACCGATTTCACGCAGACCCAGCTTGAAAACGGGATCAGGGAAGGTTCCTTCATGTTCCATCGTGTGGATGAAGCGGTGTGTGTCCTGACCGACATTAACAGCTTCATTTCCATCACGGATGAAAAGTCCAGCGACTTTTCCAGCAACCAGACGATCCGAGTTTTGGATCAGATCGCCAATGATATTGCCGTTCTGTTCGGCAAGAAGTATCTTGGCAAGGTTCCCAATGATGCCGCTGGCCGGATTTCCCTTTGGAACGATATTGTGAAGCACCACACGGAACTTCAGGATATTCGGGCCATTGAGAACTTCAGCGGCGAAAATGTGACGGTTGAAAAGGGCGATACCAAGAAATCCGTGGTGGTTACTGACTATGTGACCCCCGTGAACGCTATGGAACAGCTTTATATGACCGTCTATGTTCAGTAAGGAGGTACAACCATCATGGCAGATAGAACCATCATGAACGCCAAGGATGCTGTTTCCGCTTCCTTGGCTGAATGTTTCGTGACCATCGGGGATAACCGTTACAACTTCATGCAGGCTATCAACCTTGAAGCCAACTTTGAGAAGAACAAAACGGAAGTTCCCATTTTGGGCAAGACCGGCAAGGGCAATAAGGCCACCGGCTGGAAGGGTACGGGTTCCGCCACCTTCCACTATAACACTTCCATCTTCCGTGAGCTGATGAAGCGTTATAAGGACACCGGCGAGGATGTCTATTTTGACATTCAGGTGACAAATGAAGATCCCACTTCTTCTGTGGGCCGTCAGACCGTGATCCTGAAGGATTGCAATATGGACGGCGGCTTGCTTGCCAAGTTTGACGCTGATGCGGAATACTTGGATGAAGATATGGACTTCACCTTTGAAGATTTCGAGATGCCCGAAACCTTCAGCCTTTTGGCCGGTATGCAGTAAGCAGAGCGCCCCGGCCTTACTTCGGTAGGGGCCGGGGCCTTTTTTCGTATCAAAATATAGGAGGAAAAAACAATGAGCCTGTCCGCTTTTTTGGCTGAAAACGCCGTTCCCGTTGAGAACATCAAGTTTGTTGCTTCCAAACGCTTCTTGGGTGAGGATGGCAACCCCATTCCTTGGGAGATCAAGACCATCACCGGCACCGAGGATGAAGCCCTTCGGAAGTCCTGTGCCAAGCGTGTTCCGGTTCCCGGCAAGAAGAACCAGTATCAGAAGGAAACCGACTATGATCTTTACCTTGGCAAGCTGGCCGTGGCTTGTACCGTGTTCCCCAATCTGAATGATAAGGAACTTCAGGACAGCTACAAGGTCATGGGCGCTGATGCCCTTCTGAAAACCATGCTGACCCCCGGCGAATATGCCGAATACCTGACCAAGATTCAGGAAGTGTGTGGTTTTGATACCACCATGCAGGATGAGGTTGATGAAGCAAAAAACTAATCTGTGAAGGTGATGGTGAAGCGAACATTGCTTACTATTGCCTTCACGAACTTCATTTGACACCTTCCGCCTTTTATGCTTTGCCCCGCCGTGAACGGGCCTTCATCATTGCGGCCATTGATGTTCGGGTGGAAGCTGAAAAGAAGAAGCAGAAGGAAATTGAACGAAAACAGCGCCGGGGCCGCCACCATTAAGGCCCCGGCTTCTATTCTCCAAGAAAGGTGGTGATCCCTGTGGGAAACATCCGGGCCGCTATTGCCCTTTATGATGGTGTTACCAGCCCCCTTCAGAGTATGCACAAGGCAATGGGGGTTGTGCTGAACACCTTTGAAGCCATGCAACAGGCTTCCGGTAGAGCCGTTGACACGGCGGCAATCCGGGAAGCCCGTGAAGAATGGGCGAAAGCGGGAACCGCCTTTGATACCATTGAAGAAAATATCAGGAACGCCAACAACGAACAGCAGAATTTCAACAATTCCATCCGTGGGGGTAGCAATTCCGCCAACGGGCTTCTGTCCATCATCAAGAAAGTTGCCATTGCCGCTGGTGGTATCGCCGGGATCAATAAGGTGCTGAACATTTCGGATGAATTGGCAAGCACCAAAGCCCGATTGAATTTGCTTGTGGATGATGGCGGTTCCGTTGAAGCCTTGGAACAGAAGATCATGGCTTCCGCCCAGCGTTCCCGATCCGCTTATTTTGACACCGCTTCCGCCGTTGCGAAACTTGGCCTGAACGCCGGTAACGCCTTCGGTGGCAATATGGATCAGGTCATTGCCTTCATGGAACAGGTGAACAAACAGTTTGTTATTGGCGGTGCTACGGCCCAAGAGCAGAGCAACGCCATGATCCAGCTTACACAGGCAATGGCGGCGGGTGCGCTTCGTGGTGAAGAACTGAACTCTATTCTGGACGGTGCGCCGGGTATCGCAAGAGCCATTGAAAAGTATATGGGGATTGCGGAAGGTTCCATTAAGACGGTTGCACAGGAAGGCAAGGTAACGGCTGAAGTGGTGAAGAACGCCATGTTTGCTATGGCGGACGAAACCAACGCAAAGTTCGATTCCATGCCCAAGACTTGGGCGCAGATTTGGGTTGATATGAAGAATCAGGCACTTTCTATGTTTGCCCCGATCCTGACCAAAATCAACCAAATTGGAAACAGCACCAAGTTCCAGAAAGTGACCACCGGCCTGATCAATGGCCTTGCCGCTGTTGCGAATGTGGCTTCTTCGGCGCTGGATATTCTGATTGCCATTGCTTCTGTGTTCGTGGATAATTGGGGGATCATTCAGCCTCTTGTTTTGGGGATTGCGGCGGCAATGCTGTTGTATAACGGCTATCTGATTGCCAACAATGCAATCACCGCTATCAGCAATGCGCAGAAGGGCCTTGCGGCGGTTCAGGCGTACAAAGCCGCCGTTGCAAACACTACCCTTGCCGCTACCGAGAAGGCGGAAGCAATGGCAAAGGCAAGCGCCACAGCCGCCCAATACGGCTTCAATGCCGCTTTGCTGGCCTGTCCGCTGACTTGGATTCTGTTGATCATCATTGCCGTGATTGCGGCCATTTATATGATTGTGGCGGCAATCAATAAGCTGACCGGTTCCACCATTTCCGCAACTGGAATTATCTGTGGTGTGGTAGCCGTGGCCGGTGCATTTGTGCTGAACTGTGCCATTGGCGTTTTGAACGCTATCATTCAGGCCATTTGGACAATCTTTGTGGCCCCGTTCCTTGGAATCGTGGAATGGATTCTGAATGTGTGCAACGGCGGCTTCAACAGCTTTGGTGATGCCGTGGCAAACCTGATCGGTCAAATCATCGGGTGGTTCCTGAACCTTGGTAAAGTTGTAACCACCATCATTGATGCTATTTTTGGAACTGACTGGACTTCTGGCCTTGAAAGCCTTCAAAGTGCGGTTACTTCTTGGGGCAAAAATGAAAACGCAATCACCTTGGACAAAAACGCCCCCACCATCGACTATCGGGCCACCTATTCCGGGGCTTGGGATGCCGGGTATGACTTCGGCCAAGGGATTGATGATAAGATTGGCGGAATGTTTGATGCTTCCGGTTTGGATTCTATGGGGGCTTTCGATTTGAGCAACACCCTTGATGGAATCTATGGAAACACCGGTGACACCGCCGCCAACACAGCGGCCACCGCTGATGCCTTGGATATTGCTGAAGAAGATTTGGCCTATCTTCGTGACATTGCAGAGCGTGAAGCAATCAACCGGTTCACTACCGCTGAAATCAAGGTTGAACAGCACAATGAAAACCACATTTCCAAAGATGCTGATTTGGATGGGATCATGGATGCTTGGGCCAATGACTTTGCTGAAAAGCTGGAAGTTTCTGAAGAAGGGGTGCATGAGTAATGGCATATAAACTGTATATGGCGGGAACGCTTATGCCCATCACCCCTTCCAAGGTGACGGTGAAGATCAACAACCAGAATAAGACCATGACCCTGATCAACGGGGAAGAAATCAATATCCTGAAGGCCGCTGGCCTTTCGGATGTGTCCTTTGAATTGGTTCTTCCCCAAGTGTCCTATCCCTTCAGCAACGGTGGAGCGCAAAGCGCCGCCTATTACCTGTCCTTGTTTGAACGGCTGAAGGTGAGCAAGACCCCGTTCCAATTCATTCTGAACCGGCAGAAGCCCGGTGGCGGGATGTTCCATTACACCAATTTGACCGTTGGCCTTGAAACCTATGAAATCACCGATGATGCCGGTGAAGGCTTTGATGTGAAGGTGAAGATCAACCTGAAACAGTACAGAGCCTATGGCACCAAGACCGTGACCGTGCAACCGGCCAAGACTTCCGGGGGAACCGCCACCGCAACGGTTAAGGCGGCACCCCGGCCCACCACAACGGCCCCGAAAGCCGCCACCTATACGGTGAAATCTGGTGATTGCCTTTGGAACATTGCCAAGAAGCAGTTGGGCAACGGGGCCGATTACACGAAAATCTATAATCTGAACAAGGACAAAATCAAGAACCCGAACCTGATCTATCCCGGTCAGGTTCTTACTTTGCCTTCCTGAAAGGGGTGATTCCGTTTGGCAGTTGAATTGTTCATCCAGCATAACAGCACCATTCAATTCCCCGTTGTCGAGGAAGGCGCAAAGTTGACCTTGGAACGCAAGGGAACCCCTGGCAAGTTAGAGTTCACCGTTGTCAAGGGGCCGGGGCTGAACTTTGCTGAAGGTGATCCGGTGAAGCTGACTGTGAACGGAACCGCCATGTTCTATGGGTTTGTGTTCAAGAAAAAGCGTGACAAGGGCGGCACCATTGATGTTGTGGCCTATGATCAGTTGCGCTATCTGAAGAACAAGGACACCATCACGGAAGAAGGGCTGAAGGCTTCTGACCTTCTGAAGCGCATTGCAACAGATTTCCGGTTGAACCTTGGCACGGTGGAAGATACCGGTTATACCCTTGAAACCATCGTGGAAGAAAACCAAACCCTGTTTGATATGATCCAGAGCGCCCTTGATGAAACCCTGATGAATACCAAACAGCTTTATGTTCTATATGACGATGCCGGGAAGCTGACCCTGAAGAACATCAATACCATGAAGCTGAACCTTCTGATTGATGAAGAAACCGGGGAAAACTTCAGCTATGAATCCAGTATTGATGAACAGACCTATAACAAGATCAAGCTGGCCTATAACGATGAAAAAACCGGTAAGCGGGAATTGTTCATTGCACAGGACGGGGCGAAAATGAACCAATGGGGTGTTCTTCAGTATTTTGAAGAAGTTCAGACCAAAACGGGCGCTTCCGCCAAGGCGGATGCCCTGTTGAAGCTGTACGATCAGAAAACCCGCAAGCTGACCATTCAGAACGCTTTCGGTGATGTGCGGGTTCGTGCTGGAAGCGCCGTGGTGGTGGCCCTGAACCTTGGCGATATTGTCACCAACAATTATATGGTGGTGAACAAAGTCACCCATACCTTCAGGGGTGATGAACACATGATGGAACTTGACCTGATCGGGGGTGAATTTATTGCCTAATCCTGTTGAAGTGGTAAAACGGGCGGCGGTGGAAGCTGTGGAAGCCGGGAAACCGGTGAACATCCTGTTTGGAACTGTCCTTTCCGCTTCACCCTTGAAAATTCAGGTGGATCAGAAATCCATCTACACTTCCAAAATGCTGATCCTGACCCGGAATGTGACTGATTTTGAAGTTGATATGACGGTGAACCACACCACCGAGGACAAGGGTGGCGGTTCTGGTGCGGCGGCGTATGAAGCCCACAAACACGCCTATGTTGGCAAGAAAACATTCAAGGTTCACAATGCTTTGAAGGCCGGTGAAAAGGTGCTTCTGATCCGGGTTCAGCAAGGAAAGAAATTCGTGGTCATTGACCGAGTAAAGGGGGCTTGATGATGATTCCGCAAGTGCAGGATGATATTAAACAGGATTTCACCATTGAAACCCTTCCAAGCCGTACTTTCAGGATGAACCACAACAACCTGACCATCATCGGCACCATTGATGAAATCCAAGCTGTGGAACAGGCGGTTTTTCTGATCCTGAACACAGAACGCTATGAATGGTTGATCCATTCTTGGGATTATGGGGTTGAACTTCATAATCTGATCGGGAAAGATGTGGAATACTGTATTCCCGAAATTGAACGCCGGGTTCGTGAAGCCTTGCTTCAGGATGATAGGATCACGGCGGTTCAGAACTTTGAATTTACGGTGAACAAAAAGAAAGTGCTGACTACCTTCACGGTGGTCAGCATTTTTGGCGAAATCAATGCAGAATTGGGGGTTGAAATCTGATGTATGAAGCACAGACCTATGAAGCAATCCTTTCCCGGATGCTTCAGAAGGCGCTTTCCATCAATGGCAATTTGGACACCCGTGAAGGTTCGTTGGTTTGGTGCGGTGATGCCCCCGCCGCCGTGGAATTGCAGAACCTTTATATTGCCCTTGATACGGTGCTGAATGAAACCTTTGCAGACACCGCAACCCGCCCTTATCTCATTTTGAGGGCGGCAGAAAGGGGGCTGAAACCGCAACCGGCAAGCCCCGCCGTGTTGCAGTTGAGCATTACACCAACCACCTTGCACCTTCCCATGAACACCCGCTTTTCCATTGGAGAACTGAACTATTATGTTTCGGCTGACCGTGGAAGTGGTAAATATGAAATCACCTGTGAAACCGCTGGTGAAGCCGGTAATGACTACACCGGAACGGTGATTCCCATTGAGTATGTGGACGGGCTTGAAACCTGTTCCATTTCCGCCGTGGTGATCCCCGGTGAGGATGAAGAAGATACCGAGGTTTTCAGACAGCGTTACATGGATAGCCTGAACGCCCAAGCCTTCGGCGGCAACCGTGCGGATTATCTGGAAAAGGTGAACGCCATTCCCGGCGTGGGCGGTGTGAAGGTATATCGGGTTTGGAACAGCGATTTGAACCCGGCCAAGCTGATCCCGCCCACGGGAACCGACACTTGGATCAGCGGCCTTTCCGGTGTGTCCGAGGAAATCAAGGCGTGGTTGAATGCCGTGTATGCGGCGGGAGCCAATAGCAAGCTGACCGTGGGCGGAACCGTGAAGCTGGTGATCATCAACAGTTCCTTCAAGAAGCCTTCTGAAGCCCTTGTGGATCAGGTGCAGACCGCAGTTGACCCCCTTCAGAACGCCGGTGAAGGTGTGGGCATTGCCCCCATCGGCCATGTGGTGAGGGTGGAAGGCGTGGGTGAAGATACCATCAACCTTTCCTTCGATCTGTACTATCAGCGGGAATGGAGTTGGGATGATGTTTCCGCCTATGTCACGGAAGCAATCAACGGTTACTTCTTGGAACTGGCCCAAAGTTGGGCAGACCAGAATGAAGCCCTTGTGGTTCGTATCAGTCAGGTGGAAAGCCGCCTGTTGGGGATCACCGGTATTCTGGATATTGCCAACACCAAGATCAACGGTGAAGCGGCGAACTGTACCCTGACCCTTGACCACATCCCGGTTTTGGGAACCATTGAGCCGGGAACCATCGTGATCAACGGATAAGGGGGCCGGGAGCATGGAACGCAAACTGATTGATTATCTTCCCTATGTCATTCGTGATTATGCGGAGTTTCAGGGGATCATGGGGAGCGAACAGCCGGAAATTGAAAAGGCGTGGAATACCACGGATGATCTTCTTGATAATCAGTTCATTCCCACCGCTGGAAACATGGGCCTTTCCCGGTGGGAAAAGATTTTGGGGATCACCCCCAAAGGCACGGACAGTCTTGAAGATCGCCGGTTCCGTATTCTGACCCGGATCAATGAAGAACTTCCGTACACCTTGCCCCAGCTTCGGAACATCCTTGAAACGCTGTGCGGGAAGGGTAACTATTCCGCTGATGTGGAAGAAGGCACCTATCAGCTTCTTGTGAAAATCGGGTTGGCCGCAAAGAACAACTTCAATGATGTTGAATCTTTGCTGAACCGGGTTGTTCCCCAAAACATGGTTGTGACCTTGCTTCAGCTTTATAACACCCATGCGGAACTTGGGCGGTTCACCCATGCCCAGCTTGCCGCCTATACCCATAATCAGTTGAGAAACGAGGTTTTGAAGAATGGCGAATAAAACAACCAATTACAAGCTGACTAAACCCCTTGAATCTGAATTTTATGATGTAGGGGTTCAGAATGAAAACATGGATAAGATTGATACCCAAATGAAGGCCAATGCGGATGCCGTTGAAGCCCTTCAGAAAGGTCAATCCGGGAAGGCTGATCTGGTGGATGGTAAGGTTCCCGCCGAACAGCTTCCCAACATGAACTATGATCCCAAAGGTACGGCCCAAAACAAGGTGAGCGAACACAACCTTGATCAGACCGCCCACCCGTATCTGTTGAACCAGATCGGAACCTGTGTGGAAGCCGCACAGAACGCACAGGATGCCGCAAATGCGGCCTTGGATGCTGTGTCCGGTATCGTCTATACCATCAATGTTCTTCCTTCGCAGAATGGCACCCTGACCTATAACGGACAGGCCCAAAGTCCTTCTTGGAACGCTTATAACCCCGATGCGCTGACCTTGGGCGGCGTGACTACCGGCACCAATGCGGGAACCTACACGGCCACTTTCACCCCCAAGGGGCAGTATAAGTGGGCAGACGGCACACAGACCGCCAAGGAAGTGACTTGGACGATCAACGCCGCCACCATGACGATCCCCACGCAGAACAACAGCCTTACTTATACCGGTTCGGCCCAAAGCCCCACTTGGAACAACTATGACAGCGGGAAAATGACGCTTGGAGGAACTACCAGCGGCACGAACGCCGGTTCCTACAATGCCACCTTCACGCCGAAAACGAACTACAAGTGGGCCGATGGAAGCACCGGGGCCAAAGCGGTTGCTTGGAGCATTGCCAAGGCCGCTGGTAGTTTGTCTTTGAATAAGACTTCCATCAAACTGACCGCCGCAAAGACCACGGACACCATCACCGTGACAAGGGCGGGTGATGGTAAGATTACGGCCACTTCCAGCGCCCCCACGGTGGCTTCTGTGAGTGTTTCCGGTTCGGTGGTAACTGTTACCGCCAAGGCCAAAGGAAGCGCCACAATCACCGTCAGCGTGGGCGCTGGCACCAACCACACGGCCCCGGCCAATAAGACCTGTTCCGTTGAAGTGACATTGCCCACCAAGGTTCTGAACGATAACAGTTGGGCAACCATCCGGGAAGTCAGTTCCGCAGGTTTGGGGGCCAACTATTGGGCCGTTGGTGATGTGAAATCCATCGTTCTGAATGGCACCGTGAGGAATTACACTTTCAGCAACTTGACCGTGAACGCCTTTATTTTGGGCTTCAACCACAATTCCGCCAAGGAAGGTGCGAACAAGATTCACTTCCAGATCGGGAAGATCGGTTCCACGGCAGTTGCTTTGTGTGATAGCAATTATAACAACACCGGTGATGGTTTCCGCATGAATACCAGTCAGACGAACAGCGGCGGTTGGAACGCTTCACACATGAGAAAAACCGTATTGGGCAACAGTAACACCCCCACAAGCCCGTTGGCGAATAGCTTGATGGCGGCGCTTCCCGCCGATTTGAGGGCGGTTATGCAACCCGTGACCAAGTACACCGATAATACCGCCAACGGTGGCGGCAATGTTCAGACTTATGTAACGGCCACCACCGATTACTTGTTCTTGCTTGCTGAATTTGAAGTGTTCGGAACAAGAAGCTATGCAAATAGCTATGAACAGAATTATCAGGCACAATACGATTACTACAAAGCCGGTAATAGTAGAGTAGCCTATAATCATTCCGCCGTGTCCACGGCGGTGTGGTGGTGGCTTCGTTCCCCTCGTTGCAACGGCAACTATGGTTTCCGGACTGTCAACACGGATGGCTACTACAACAGTAACTATGCCAATTACTGTGCTGGTGTGCGGCCCGGCTTTGCCGCCTAATCCCCCGCAGGATGATCCCGCCCC